GTCTCGTCTCATGGCGAGATAGGTAGAAGCTTTAGAGTCTAAAAGAACTGCATTGTAATGGTTTGCACCATCAGTTCCATCCCAATATTTACTAGTACTACCAGTAGTTACTGATAATGTTCTTGGAGTCATACCTAAGATAGTTGGTATTTTTCCATTTCTAAGAGTTTCTGCAGTACCTGCATATGAAGCATATACCAAATTAGAATCTTGTAGCAAATAACCTTCAGCACTTGGATGTGTAATCAAAGTATCAGGCATATAATTTTGAGATTCAACATCTGCTCTTGCCTTTGCCAAATCAGTTACTGCTATATGTGATCCACCTGGGTCGACATCAGTAACACCAACGTCTGTAAGCACTTCAAGAATACAATCTCGATTGAGTTTGTTTTCCATACGTGCACCAGCTTTACGAAGTTCTAATTCTGCAATATCAAAGAGTGAATCCTCGATAAGCTCATTAGTTATAATTGGACGGGTACCAATTTTACTAATTGAAATATCTTCTTTGCTGTATACTTGCGTATCAATTGGAACTTTTGCTCCTTCTGCAACTTCCTCTGCATAGGAACCAACTTCTCCCTTAACCACTCTAACTGAATAAGAATCAGTTTTAATGATTGGAAGTACTTCTCTCATACATTTGAAAGGTTCTGCACCTTCTGAGATAGTTTTAAATACTTCTTCTTGTAAGAGATTAGATTCCTGTAGAGCATTTGATTGAAGCAAAGCTTTATAATTATCTTCCCCAATCTCTGGTACGAGAAGTGTCTTAGCGGAGTTGGATTCGAGAATTCTCTTTCTCTCGCTATTTCCTGCATATGCAGCTTGTAATAACTTAGTTAACGGACTGTAACTAAGATAATCTCCTATTTTTTTGTTTGACATAGTTTATAACCACCTACTTTCTCATTATTAGGTTTACATAAAGTTGTTTACAACTTATACATTATTAAAAAACATTATAACATTAATAAAGTAATACTACTCCATCACCAGTTGAAGCTGTTCCATCTACTACTACCGCACACTTGTATTTAGCAGAATCATGAAACATACCATCATCATACCCACCAACGTTAGCACCAGCTGATTGAGCTCCTGATAATTTAGCATGTACCATATTTAATTTTCCATATACTGCTATACTAGAATTATGGTACTGAGTATATGCAGCAACACCAACTACTCTTTGTGAGGAATTCGGGGTCGCTATTACATATTCATTCATTCCTGGTGCAATCATTACTGCTTGTCCTTTATAGATTGTACCTGAAGCAATAAAATCATATGCATTTACTCCTGGCTGATATGGAATATCATAATCAACAGTATCGAAAGTCATAGATATCTACTCCTCTATACTACCAATACTTGTGCAATATGATTCGTTGTTGCAGTTTGCCCAGATGTAACTAAATATCCTGCAATTTTAGTAGCATTTCCAGCTGTTGCATCGAGAATACCGTAAGCATCTCCATAAACTGCAGTTCCAGCATCTTCTGAAGCATCGACACACGCCCATACTATATTTCCTGGTCCTGCTATAGCAACTTGTTCTCCATCATCAGCATCATAACATGCAAATCCAATGGCATCTGCATGAGTAGCAGTTGAGCCTCCATTGGTAGTTACCATGACTTGATTGTTTCCTGAAACAGCGACTGCTTGACCTTTTTTAATATCACCTTGAGCTTCAAAATTGTAAGCAAATACTCCATCTTGAATAATGACATCATTATAGTCTTCTAAGTCGCTTGTATCCCATGCTATAAGTCATCACCTCTATTTATTTATCAACAGTTAATACAGACATTTACAAATCTGGATCTTTATACCAAACACCAGTTCCTAAAGAATCTTTAGCAAACTTTGATTTTGGTTTATCGATTACAACATCTTCCCTTTCTTCTTCTACTTCAGTAGTAGTTTTTGGGGGGACTTCTGCTTTCTCCAGAGTTTCAATTCTCTCGTTTAGGGCAGCGATTTCATCTTCTTTAGATTTAATAAGAGTTTCAATTTCTTTAGATTCATCTTCAGATTTAAGACTCTTTGCTAATTCTTGGATGGAATTCTTGATTTCATCAAGTTCCTTCTCTGCTGGCATAGGATAAGGATATTCCTCTTTATCTTCCTTTTTGTTTGTTAAACCACCAAGAGCATCTTTAACTTTTGAAGGAGAAATATCAAGAACTTCAGCAATCATTCCAATTGCATCATCCAAAAGTTGTTCTTCTTCTGGTTTTTTAGCCTTTTCTTCCTCTTCTTCCATATCCTCTTCCTCTTCCTCTTCTTCTTGTTTCTCTTCTTTTTCAGGATAAGGATATTCAGATGGTTTCTTAGCTAATTCCTGTACCATTCCTTCTAGAGTTTCTAATCGTCTTTCAATGCTCTCAACAATTTGTTCAGAAGTTTTTTCCTCTTCTTCAGGCATTTCCTCTTCCTCTTCTTGTTTTTCAATGTCCTCAGATTTCTCTTCAGTTTCTGTTTCAGGTTCAGATTTTTTAGTATCCTCAGATTTCTTGATTTCTTCTGGTTTGTCTACCTCTGCCTTCTCAATAGTTTCATTGCATTCGCAATCTTTTTCCTTTGACATTAGCTCCACTCCTTTATTCAAACTTTTACATAATACATTTTCAAAGGCATTTTCCTCCTTTGATACAACCATAAAACCAGATTTCTTATTAACTGGTATATCACATACTGAAACTTCATAGATATTCATTTTGTCTATGATTCTTACACATTTTGTTTCATCACATTCATCATGAGAAAGAATTATCTCTCCTGCAATAGAAAATGAATTGATATCTCCATCTTCTATCATCTCCCATACGTTCCTCGCAGATTCTAAGTCATCTCTTAATTCAGCAACAATAAATAATCCATTATCATCAACATGAGTTCTTAATCCATTATATTTTTTTAGAATCTTACCAATTTGAATATTCTTATGAATTAACATTAAATTAGAATAACTCTCATCAGATAATAATGTTTTAATTCCATCTTCTAGTGCACTCTTAGGAATATAATGTCCTTCCCTATCTACTTCTATAACACTAGCATATCCAGCTATGATTTTTCTATTAGATTTCATAGCCTTTTCTATTACATCAAACTGTCCAAACATGTGCATTGGTACTTGTTCGTCTCCCATGTGAACTACTTCATTCTTCTGGATTGGTTCAAGAGTTAATTCAAATAATGGAATATAAGATGTATATGAACCAGCATTATTATAGTGTATCTGTACATATTTAGTTACATCATCATAATCACAATTTAGAACCTTAGAAAAGTACCTATATAATCGAAAGTCTATTGCTTCCTTTATTTTATCTCCAAAATCTTCTCCTCTAATCACTATATCTAAATCGTTATTACTTTCTCCTTGAGTAGCAACAGAACCAACTGCCATTACCATAGGTTTTCTAATAGATATTGGTTTTAGTTGTTTAAGAATTTCATTTTTATCTATTTCAATCTCACCTTTACCACGTCCAGAAGGAGGACAATCTGCATATTCCTTTTCAGCTTTTAAGGTGAATTCTTTTATGCCATCCATACAAATACCGATTCTATTATTAATGCAACTAGTATCATAGTTATACCTCTTAATAACCATTTTAAATCAGTTAGGGAAGTTTCCACTCTAGTTATTCTATTAGCAGACTCATATTGAGCTGATGTTAGATGATTAATATGGTTATTCATAGTTTTATTAAGTTCGTTACATCTTTGTTGATAATTTTCTGTAATATCTTTGTATTGTTTTTCTATTTTATCGTCTAGCTTATCTAGTTTAGCCACAATACTTTTCATTAAATCTTTGTTAGTATAATTTTCATTACTACCATTTGCCTTTTCAAACGCCTTCAACAGATCATTAAGAGTCTCCAAAGAATAATCACCTCTATTATTACAACCATTCACGTCTCAACGGCCACCATTTTCCTTCAGTCGTTGAGCCACTCCATACATATAGAGCTACTCCTAACAAATTCCCATTACTAATACCAGAAGGCCTGAAGCCTGTAAAATTAACTACTGATTCAGAGAATACATTTCCTGATATACCATCTATACCTTTAGAGGGATAGCTTCCAATTAAACTCATATCATCTCTCTCCTAATATTTCAATACATAATACATTTTTAATTTAAAGGCCCTTTAAACGGCCTGTGACGCATTTAGTGGTTTAAGTAAGGGTATTACCTTAGTCAGAAGTAGTTTTGGCCTCTAAGGGCCGTTTCTGTGCTTTCTAAGGGAAAATAGAGGGAGTATATTACTCTATTTTGTCTTTGAATAGTTTTTTAGACTTATCTCGGTAAAAATCCCTTCCAAATCCATCTACTTTGCTTGCAGGGACAAGATAATGATATCCTATATCAGAATGTTGGATAGAATCCATAGGTTTTGGATTTGCATACGCTTTCCACATCTCCCATCTAGGATTATCTTTGCCACCAAGGCATTTAATTATAAATCTACCATTAAATAATTCTTCTTCTTTAGCTTCCTTTTGATTAACAAATAATTCATGTAAGTCATGTCTTTCACAGCCAGAGATAATATCTCCTACCCATATTAAAGCCATATATGAATATGTATTTTTTGTTGCACCTATTTCTCCAGGTTCCATCCAGAATGAACGAGTCTCTTCAAATGGACTTCCTAAATCCAATTCTTCTATTAATTTAGCTCCATCTTCATTCACTGCTGGTGAATATTCCTCAGGTTTCTCAGATTCTGCTTCAACCTTCTTATAAAACTTTTCTGGTCCCGAAGGTGGTTCACCAGATGGTTTGGATACAACTTTAGAATGTTGGACATTTTGTCCACCTTTAGTTTTCCTAGTCTCTCCTTTAATCATTCTTACCATAGATTGTATGTCATTTTCAGTAACGACAAACTGAACCATTTTCTTTAAATCTGGATATGTAATTCTAAGATCCATATGAACAGATTGACCAACAAAACATTCCCACAAATCAATCTCTTTGGATATTACCTTTTTATATAAATCAGGTTCAATTCCTCGTACATGCATTTGTAATATTGCTTTACCCTTCTTACTATCTATATACAATTTCTTTGGTAATGGCTCTGCCTCTTTGGCTATGTCTTTATAGATATCTTTGGGTATTTTTTCCTCTTCTACCCACTCTAATATCTTCTTATTAGTAACTTCTTCTGCATTAAATAAATCATTAAATGTAATTGTTTGTAATACCTCTTCTCCAGGAGGATTTGTTCTTGGTTCTATATCTACATTTCCAGAGGGTTTGTAGATATCTTCTTGAGTTAGTGGTTTTTCCTCTCCTAATCTTACTATCTCTTCTAGTGGAATTCTCTTTGGTTGAAATCCAGATAATTTGTCTACCACTTCTAAAGTATCACTTATATCTTTTTCGGGAACCTTTTGCATAGGAATTGCTACATAAGTAGAATACCTGGGATAGTCTTTATAGTCTTTGTTATTATATTTTAATACTTCTTCGGTAGCAACTCTAATAATATCTCCAACTTCTATTTCATCTTTCTCTTTATGGTTATCAGATTTGCCTAGTATCATTACATACTGACCTTTATGTTCCTTCGCATCTTTTCCTCTGTAGAACTTTCCTTCAGATATCACTCCAACTTCATGATACCAATTCTTAGTACTCATAGAAACTAATTTATTAAAGTATTCTTTGTCAATATCTATACCTAAAGTATAGTTGTATACACCAGGACTTCCTTTTACTTGGTCCTTATTTAATACTCTAACATCTAATTCATATAGTGTTTTAGCCTTACCCCATCCATGATTTTGTGGTCTCTCATATTGATGTCCCATTTTCTTAAACATTACACCTTCTGCGATATGTTTGGGTCTTCCTATCTTGTCCTGAGTAATCTTTTCTACAGCTGAATTAATCTTAGACTTTTCATTTCCCTTCACTCTGTAAGCATCAGCTTTCTTATCGGTTGAAGTAGATATTCTCTCAATTAGAATGTTATCTGTCCCATCTAACTGCTGGAGGATTTCTAATCTTTCTTTGAGAGGTTGTTGTCTTATATCCTGTCCTTTCCAATATAAAACATCAAATACGTAGATAGTAGCAAATTCTTCTAACTCCTTTCCTTTGATGTTAGAATTAAGTAGAGAATTAGAGACTGTTCTATGTAGAATCTCGTCTCTATCTTTTGTCATAGCAATGAATTCTGAATCTACTATAGTATTATCTGGTAGTACTTTCTCTATTTCTTTTTTTAGATGAGGTAATCTATTAGTGACATCAGGACTTTTCTCTTTTAAGTCCTCTGGATCTACATAGAAAAAGCCTTCTCCATCAATAACACCAGAAGTTAATCTAAGTCCATCTGCCTTGACATCTATCAATAAATCTTCATCATCCCACCCAGAACCTTTCAATTCTTCATGTATCTCTTCTAAGAAGAATCTGTAATATGGTTTAGATGTAGAATAATATTTTTTCTTTGGTTTAGATGCAAGTCTAAAAGATTTAACATCTTCTCTTAAATTCCTAATGAGTTCTATGATACTTTCACAAGAACCCTTATATCCTGATGCATGAGCTGCGGCAGCTTGTGCTTCTGCCTTCTCTCTAGCTTTCTTTCTTGAGGCTTCATCTCCAGAAGTGTATGTATAACACGTGCCATGGTCTCCCCATTGGTAACCACTCTTGCCATCCTTACTACATCTATGAATAGGAATATTTATCACTCTTCTTTTCTATTACATGTGCATGCCAATGATTCTTGATAGTTCTTGGTTTTGTACGTAATCTTACATTATAACCAAATAATTCTCTAGAAGTTTTAAGGATTCTAC